CTTGATAATCAACAGCGATCACGACTTCTTCATACAAGGTGCCTGCTTTGAACAGTTGAACTTTGCACTTCATTGGGATGTCCCTTGATTACCTCCGTATTATACCACAAGAATCAGCGCCTGACAACCGATACTGCTGGTTCTCCCTGTTCAAACACGGTGTCAACGACCGCCTGAACGCTCCTGGCGGTGCTGATGCCCACCTTATCAAACACAGGCACGCAGACCAGTCCAAAGGTCTTCTCAGCGCCACCCAGACGGATCACACGCCCGATTGACTGACTGATTCCGATATAATCCATATTACGCATAAACAGAACTGCTTCCAGACCTTTTACGTTGATACCTTCAGACAGGATAGAGTGGTGCATAACCACAAAACGAGTATCATCTTGACCCCACTGATTCAGAGTCTTGAAGAACTGATCGCGGGAAACTTTCTGACCGTTGATGATAGCACCAGTCTTGGCAGTAATAAACATCCAGTTGTAACCACGCTCACGCAACTGAACACAGAAATCAGTTTGAGAAACAAGACGCACAATCTGCTTCGTAGAACGTGCAGCAATCAGGATTTTGTTGAGTGAGTTGTCATCAATAGTCTCAATCAAGTTCTGCTCATCAGACTGCTTGAAATCACCTTGAGGAAGTTGCTTCACAACAACTTTAGGAGGAAGGATGTAACCTTCTTCTACCAGTTTAGGTGCAGGAACATTACAAATAACCTGACCATAAACAGCACCATCATTCATACCTGGCTTGAAGATAGTCAGACTATGCTTTGGTGTAGCAGTGTAAAAATAGCACCGTTGAGCCTCACTACTGAAGAACTCTGTGGCAGGGAAGAAGTTACGTTGCACAGAATTGTGTGCTTCATCAAAATAGATAGTGTCTACTTTGACACCAGACTCTTGCACTTTGTGCAGAGAATGATAGGTGGTAAAGATAATACGATTACGCTTCCAAGTTTGTACTGCCCAGTCATAAATGTATGCTGGTTTAGTAGTAGACTCGTGCTCAGTATCTCCACTGTGAACGTGAAGAACACGAACCATAGGATCAGTGATAACTTCCAGAAACTCTTTACAAAGTTGTTCTGCAAGCAAAATACGAGGAGCAACCACAACAATAGTGGTAGCACTATCAGTATCAAACTGACGCTTTGTATCTTCAATCATACAGATGGTCTTACCACCACCAGTCGGAATGATGACTTGACCACGATCATGCTTAAGCATTGCGTCCAGTGCTTTCTGTTGGTGAGGGCGCAGTGTAATCAAGTCATCTCCGTATCAATGTAGATATTATAGCAGAAAACGATCCCCAGTGGGATCTATGGAACAGTTATTGAACTGTCCACTCTATTTCCAAACAGGTGTTTTTGGATTGATTCTATACAATTCTTTTTCTACTTTCTCTAAACTTTCTTCCATCCAATCTTCCCACACTACAGCACCGTGTGGTATATGTTTCATACCCTTATACATTCTTTTTAATTTTAACGCACCTCTCAACAACAAAAGCTCATTATAAGTCAATTCCATAGTATCTTATAGCTGACCTCTTTAACCCAGACAAAGGTAGTCTACTGATGTTCTGAAGGTTTGTCAAGCTTCCATATCCTTTTGGATATTTGAGAACCTTTCTTCCCATTCAGATTCTGATACTGATGACCATTTATCTAAAGGACAAGAGTCAAGAATCATCTTTGCTTTCATAGGAACATAACAACCACATTCTTTACATTCATTTTCAAGTATATCAAAACGGTCACATCCTTGACAGGTTTTGATTCTTTCAGCATAAACTTCATCAGTTACAGTTAATGCTGCTCCATTTGTTGACTGAACGTACTTAATTAAGTCCCAAGAAAATTTTGCAAGGTTTACTGCCTTCTCACCAAAAGATGGTGACTTATCTTCAGTTGACATAATTTATTCAATAATCTAAGTTATATATTATGGATTGTATGCTCCTTTAATTGTGCTTGAGTTTGCACCTACAACACTATATCTTGCACCAAATATAGCCCTTCCAGGATTACCCGCAGAACCGCTGTTGTTAGTGTTTCCACCACTGTTACCCCAATCTCCTCCAGTACCGCCTGTCTCGCCTGTCTGACCCGCTCCAGAACCTCCTCCACCGCTTGTATTGCAGTCAGATCCACTAGCACCTGCGGACCCACTAGCACCTCCTATAGATCCTGACTGATTATTATATCCTCTGCCAGGTCCACCATTTCCACCGGCACCACCAGCACCACCATTCAATGTAAATGTTTTTTGACATTTTTGGTATTTAGTCCACTTGCTAGTTTCTCGCCAACAACTTCCCCACCAGTTACATCTTCTTCTCCTTGCGCAACCAGAACCTTGCCAACATCCGCCATCTTTACTGTAACCAGATGGACAACCTGGACATCCACCACAATTTGATGCCGTCAGTTTATCCAAACATTCTTTACTAGAACCTTGATTGCCTGTCTTTCCTTTCTCTCCTCCTCCACCACCTGCATATATTTTTCCACCAGATATAACTTCAATAATTACATTCTCAGTTCCAGATGGAAAGTCAGCTCTCAAAGCATCTCCACCAGTTTCTCCACTGATAGCAGGAGCACCAGATGTTCCACCACCTCTACCAGATGCACCAAATATATTTCCACTCACCATAAATCTCAGGTTGACTGCCTTTGCATCTGCAATTCCAGCAGGAGTTCCTGGTGAATTAGATCCAATAGTGCCTTCAACGAAATATATTTTTCTTACGTTCTTGTCAAAATTACTATTCCAACTTAGAGCATCAATATCTAAATTGAGATCTGTGCCAGACTGGCGTATATAGTAAAACTTGATTGAATTTCTAAATTGCGATGTCTTCCAATCATCTGATGTTGCTATATTTGCATTTTCTGTGGAGTTTGGAACAACTGGATCAGTATTTGTATCTGATGTTTTTCTCAACAATTCAGATGCTTTGATTGGATTATTATCAGTTGCGGTAGAATCACTGCCACTGTATGTAGATCTTGGTGATTGGGCACGAAAGTTAGATCGCAACGAACTGAATTTAATCTGTCCAGATGCGTAATATGGTCCTGCTTTATCTGTAGCTTGTGCCATTATCTACACTTTTTTGAGTATTTATCAAACACAGAGATCAGTACAGTAATACCAAGTAACTGCTACTCTTTTTTTACCAGAGATTACAGGTTCTGAACTGTGTGGGAAACACCAATTTGATGGAAAGAATAATGCAGTTCCTGCTTTTGGTTTATACTTTCCAGTTCGGAATACAGTAGATCCACCATTAAAATCTTCAGAGAGATACAGAACGATAGATATTTGTCTGTGATAGAAACGAGTATTAGGATCTGTGGCAGAATCAAAATGCCAACTATACTTTTGTTCTTTACTATATTCTAAAACTTGAATACCTTCT